GGAGGAGTGGTCTGAGCCTTGGGCTTGACTTCGATGAGTATGCTTTCCAGCTTACCATCTCTTCCTTTTCTCTTCACGAAGAAATCAACAAAGTATCTGTGACGCTTACGATCAATCGGAGAAACATATGGTATCACCACTTCCTCCGAGGACCATTCAACAACATCGGGATGTGCATCCAGATGAATCATTAATTTCAGCTCCCACGAACTCCTATAAATAATCTTTGAGGCGTCCCCTTTGTACTTTTTGGGATTGAGAGCTCTGAACATACCTTTGTGCGCCATAAATATATTTATAAAGAAAAACAGGATCATACTAATGGCATTTAACGTCAGCAACTTCGTAAAGACGGCGGCAAAGTCGGTACAAGGCAAACTCCTCGATACTGTCATCTCTGCGGCGACCTCGAAGCTCCCAATAAGCCTTCAATCTTCTGCTTCATCGACAGCACAGTCGCTTTTCAATGTTGGCGCATCGTTTGATTCGATCTCTGCATTCTCCTCACAAAAGACTGACTCTATTGTGAACCAGGGTTCCGATATGTTCTATGCTCTCGCTGGTAAGGATCCCGCTCGCGTGGCAGGTGCTGATCTGAAGAAGCTCAGAAGAAGAGGTCTGGAGAACGTTGATACGTATCTCAACGATATCAACCCATCAACCAAGATTGCGGCTAAGAAGAAGAATGCCAGCATGATTCTGGATGCAGTACTCTAATGGCCGAAGCACTCCAAGCCTATGGAATTCTAGATACTGCAAAGTATTACTGCACGCTCAGCCTTATGGAGTATAGCAGACCTGAGCCTTTCGATGAACCAGAATTCAAACTAGACAAGATCATCCGTCTTCCTCTTCCTGCGGAATTGAGAGATGATACTGCTGTTGCATATAACAACATCGATATGAAACTGGTTGGGGATGTGCTGAATGACGATGTAGGATCAGGTCTAATGGCTCAGGGACTTCGCTCTGCTGCAGCCGTTCCTCAAGCGCTTGGTGCAAGTCTTTCGGAGGCTGGAGGAACAGCTACCAGCATGGGTGTTGGTATGCTTGCTAGTGTTGCTGGTAGTGTTGTATCTGATAACGCAGAATCATTCTCATCTGCCATTCAACAATCAATGGGCGTTGCTCCTAACCCAAACCCCGCAGTCGCTTTCCAGGGTCCACAGCTGAGAGAAATGAGTCTGACATGGACGCTGCTTCCAACCAACGAAGCAGACAGTAGAAAGATTCGTAGTCTTATTAACCACCTGAAGATGAGAGCTCTCCCTGGCAATCAGGTGACGGACTCTGCAGCCATTCTTAACTATCCATATCTCTGCCAAGTAAACTTCTATCCTTGGGATAATGGAGGCGGTGGTGACTTTGGGTGGAACCAAGACACAAGCATCATCAGAATGAAGCGCGCATTCATGTCTTCGGTGAACGTCAACTACACTGCCGGAAGTGCTCCAGCGTTCTTCTCGGGCTTCAATAACGAACCTGTTGTTGTTCAGCTGTCAATTAACTTCAAGGAAATCGAATACTTCCTTTCGAACGACTTTGGTGGAAGAAATGGTGGCGGGTCTGCAGACCTATGGGGCAAAACTGTCGAAATATTTGAAGGTCTCAGAGGAAATGTCGAGACAGGACTTACCGGCGGCTCAGCAGATAGCAATCCAACAGACGGAGCGACCCCATGAACTACTTCGATAAGCTCCCTACTATCACATACAACAATAATCTAGTCAAGAACATTGTTGCAAGAGTTCGTCTGTCTGATAGCGTCAGGGCCAATAAGTCTGCCTTCTATCCTTTTACAATGGACGCAGAGGATAGAATCGACACGCTCTCAAATCTTTATTACGAAGATCCAGGCTACACATGGCTGATCTGGCTAGCCAATGATATTATTGATCCCTACTTCGACGTCCCATTAAATGACGATGATTTCAACGACCATGTCGCAACCAAGTATGGTTCGTACGACCTTGCTGCTCGTAAGATTAAGGTCTATAGAAACAACTGGTATGACAATACTGACGTTTCTATTACACCTTCTCAGTTTAATTCGCTTGCGAATGGCACACAGAAGTACTATGAGCCCGTATTGGATAATGTTCTGAATGTTGCCAGATATGTCCGTAAAAGAGATGATGACATTATAGCCACAAATAAGATTCAATCTGTTGCTATCACATCTGTGACAGGAACATTTAAAGTAGGTGAAGAAGTTCAGACCAACGGCACTAACTATGCATTCGTCACATATGTAGGTGCAACAAGCATTACTGTTCAACATATCACAGGAACATTATCGGGGACTATTACTGGTCAAGAGTCGGGCGCCACTGCAACTATTCCGACGATCCTAATTAATAGTGTGCTTCAACCCGATGTAACTACTTTAACCCAATCAATATCTGCTGTGGATGCTCCTTTCTGGTCTCCTGTAACGTTTCTAGAATATGAACAAGACCTCAATGAAGCCAAGAAGGTCATTAAATTGCTTGATGTTAGATATACTTCTCAGGCAGTTAATGACCTCAAGAGAACTATGAGTGCTAGATGAGTTTAATTAAAAACCTTTTCGAAAGTGTAGAGAGATCCCTGTTCGGAGCCATAGCTTCGGCAGTAGCTGGTGCGTTCCAGGATGGTGCTAACGCCAAGACTCCTTCTGATTATCAGCCAGGAGACGTGACCCTGACTGATATCGTTCTGATGTCAGAGAACCAAGACCGTGTGTATTCTCTGATGAAGCAATGCGTAGGGTTTGATGTCTACGAAAGTATTATGTCGCCCGTGATGTTTGCAGAGGTTGTTATCTCTGATAGCATGGGTCTGCTTCAGTCGTTCCCTATTATCGGGGAAGAATATATCAAGCTACAATTCAGCACACCTAAGCTAAAGGGTGCGCCTGCCACATTCCTCTTCAGAGTGAATAGTGTCAAGGATAAGAAAGTTACAGAGTCGACTAATAAAATTACCTATACGCTACAATGTGTCTCTGCAGAGCTTATACACAACTCAAAGCAATTAGTCAACGTAAAAGATAGCAACACTGCAGATAATATTATCAAGAGAATATTCGAAGATTTTATTCCTTCACAAAAGCCGTTGAACATTGCTCCTACCAGTGGTATCCTGGATGTTCTTGTAACAAGATATGCCCCTCTACAGGCTATTGACTTTATTAGACAGAGATCAGTATCGAGTAGATACGAATCCTCTTCATTCTGTTTTTATGAAAGTAGAAAAGGGTTCAACTTCGTTACTATCGAACAGCTAATGGAGGAAGGCGCCAAGACTATCGAGGCAGGTAACTCTGACAAGATCTTCTTCTTTGATGCAGCCAGAAAAGATGATGCAAAGAATGTGACGACAAGAAACATCCTTGCATATAATCAAATGCAGTTTGCAGATACTATCTCTCAGATTAAAGCTGGTGGACTTAATAACCAGGTGCAGCAATTCGATCTGATTACAGGGGATGTCACAAAGGTTACCTATACGGATAACGAAGGTGCGGATAAGTTTAAGTCTACGTCCTCTACTAGTGCCTCGAGTAAGACCACATCATTCACTAGTAACCACGGTAGGACTACAACTGTTCAGAAGCTAATTCCTATGAGATCAGATAAACCTGATCTGGATCTGGCCGGCAAGCTATCGAAGGTAAGAGCATTTGCTCAGAAGCTGTCTCAGAATATTGTACAGATTCACATCTATGGGGACTCTACAATTAATGTGGGCGATATGATTGAATGTAGATTCCCTGCTGGTTCTGATGCAAAGGATACCGCAGGCGAGTCGAGGCTCGATAGTGGTAGCTATCTGGTAGCCAAGGTAAGACATATTGTATTGAATAGTGACCGTCCTCAATATACTCAGGCGCTCGAATTAATTAAAACAGATCTGCAAGAGGTTACATCATGACTACACAACAAATGGGCGAAGAGGGCTTCCGCTGGTGGCTCGGCGTTGTCGAAGACATTCAGGATCCGAAGCAGCTCGGCCGCGTTAAGGTTCGTATCATTAACGAACATGATGAGGATGTTGATACAGGAGACATAGACTGGGCTCATATTATAATGCCCTCTACTTCTGCATGCGTTGATGGTGTCGGAGATACTCCTAATCTTGCTGTCGGCTCTCGTGTTGTCGGATTCTACATGGACGGCAATGACAAGCAGATGCCAATGGTTATGGGATCCTTTCCTACCATTCCAGGCAACGATACCAGTCGCCACTCACTATCCTGGCTCCACAGAGGCAAGAATATACTCACAAGGGATACAATAGGTCCGGAGCCAAGCTCTCCCTATGCTGCTCAATACCCTTACAATAGAACAATTACTACAAAAGCTGGTCATGTTATTGAGTTAGATGACACTCCTGAGAACCAGCGTGTTAATATCCAGCATGCATCGGGTGCTTATATTGAAATAAATAATGATGGTAGAATTGTAATTAAATCTACTACAGATGGCTTTGATATTACGGATGGTACAAAAACCATCTTTACTTCAAAAGACTTTGATGTGAAGTCTGAGGGTTCAATTACTCTGGGTGCAAGAGGATCTGTCAAGATTGCTGCTCCTGGAGGTATTACGGTAACACAAGGAAGTATCCATACCAAGGGTGCTCTTGGATCTACTGTAGGAGCCACAGGAGCATTTACTACAGTTACTGGCCAGACAGTACATGTGCAAAACGGATTAGTGGTGTTGATAGACTAATGATTAATAAACAGCAAATTACTGAGATCACAGATCAAATTAGAAACACTAAGGACCCAGAAAGTCTGAAGTTGATTATTGCTGATCATACAGGCAGTCTTAAAGAGCTGACGGCAAGTGTATCGAAGGTGCAGGCAGACATCCTTAAGGACATTCTTCCTATCCTTTCCCTTCCTAGCCCGACTCCCCCATCGATTGTGAGCTGGCTAGGTAAGTTGGTTGCTGGTGTTGCTGCTCCTCAGCTGAAGGCTCAGGTAAAGCTGACTGTGCAATTGGGAGAGCTGACATCGGCTCTGGCAGATGTTGCAGCTGCGGTTAGGGAAGCACAGGCTGCTCTAAGCGATGTGACAGGAGAGCTCAAGGATCTTGCAGATGAACTGCAAGGGGATCTCGGAGCCGTAATTAATGATCTTGCAACCACCGCTGCTTCTTCGCTAAGTGATATCGGAACAGCTCAGACAGCATTAAATGATATTGCAGGAACGACAGTCAGTAGTTTTGATACATCTAGCATAGCCAACCTATCTAAGTCTGCGGACACGGAGCTGGTAAAGCTGGACGAGAATGTTTCATCATTCATTAAAGTAGAACTTCCATAAGGATTAATAAATGGCACGCGCCGATAGGTTCACAGAATTAACTGCAAAGGACGAGATCTACTCAGATTTTCTTGTCAACCTCAACCCGCATCCCGTGTCGGGCGTCCTGTTGCGTTTTGCCAACGAGAAGGCAGTAACGAGATCCATCCGTAATCTTATTCTGACAAACAAGGGTGAGCGTCTTTATCAACCTGATGTGGGATCTGATATTCGTGCAATGCTGTTCGAGCCGATGTCTCAGTTCACAGCAAATGCTCTAAGAAAGATCATCGAAGATTGCCTGGTCAAGTATGAGCCAAGAGCAAAGATCCTGAACGTTCAGGTCATTCCCTACGAAGAACTGAACCGTTATGTTATTACCATTGTCTATATGTTGATAAATAAAACAGAGCCTGTTTCAGTTAATGTCACCCTGCAAAGAGTACGATAATGTCCGCTAATTCATCAATCATCCTGTCAAACATTGACTTTGACACACACAAGAATACTCTTAAGCAGTATCTGAAGTCGCAGACGCGTTTCCAGGACTATGACTTCGAGGGTTCAAACATGAACGTCCTTCTGGACATCATGTCGTACAACACTTTCCATAATATGTTCTATCTGAACATGGCAGCATCTGAAATGTTCCTCGACACGGCTCAGATCCGTGACTCTGTTGTGTCCCATGCTAAGGAACTTAACTACACTCCTCGCTCGTTCAAGTCTGCAGAGGCCAATGTTAATATTATCGTGACCTCTTCTGACGTAGCAAAGAGAT